TCTTAGAGTTATTCTTAATTGTCTCTTGAATCCTTTTTAAAGCATTACCTGATCCTAATGCTCTTGCTACAGTGTCTCTGAAGTTTATTCCTTGCGGTGTAAATCCACCTCTTGTCATCTTAGGTACATATTTTGGAACAGTGTCAGTTATGCCATCTACTGAATCACCTGCTAGATCTCCATCTAATTGATCTTCTGCTTCTACATAGACAACAGTGCATCTACAGTTAATAACATTCTTAGCACCACCTGCAGGATCTCCTGCATATGCCATCCTAGCTCCTGCTACAAGGAACTTCTCATCCATGCCTACAATAGATCCATTTACTTCAGCATGAAAAGATCTTGTTCTCTCATCAGAAGTAGCCACCCACTTCTTGACCATCTCTATTCCTAGATCTCCCTGAAGCTGCTCATGGTATTTGTGATTAGAGAATGAAGCTGCATTGTGCGTTTCTGTTCTTGCTATTAGATTAGCTCTTCTAAGACTGATGGGTAAGAACTGATTAGCTACATTCCTTGTGATCTGATCTAAAGTTAAGTTGTCAGCTCTGCCTTGCCCTATAAGCCTGAGGATCTTCTTAGACATATCATCAGCTATACCTGATAGAACAAACTCCTTAGATCCAAAATAAAGAGCTATCATTGATTCAAATTCTTTGGATCTGCCAAATACAAACGCTTCCTGAGACTTAAATAGTCCTTTATACAGCTCTTCATTGCCCTTATAGACTGCAAGATGAACTCTTCTATAGTGGCTCATCATTACTGGAAAGAGATCTTCTTTTAGTCTTTGTGATGCTGCCTGAGGTTCATAGATCCCTGTAGTCTTATATAAGTAGAGATTGGTATTAGTGAACTTCCTGAATAGGTTAGATAGGTTCTTATTACATCTCTTAGAAAGATTATTAATAAGCACTCTCTGCTTTCTAGCTTCTAGCCTAGAGTTTACTCTGCCCCTTTTAAAGGTATGAAATTGCTTAGTCTTTAGTTTCATTTACTTGAGAGAGGATGTCCTTTAGGGAATAGGTCAGTATCATGCTTCCCACTCCTGAACTTCCCATTTCTCAAGGCATATAAATAACTGTTGACTCTTGCATAAGCCCACTGCTCTTCTGAGTTCACTGTAGGTCTAACAGAGCTAGGATTGCTTCTATAAGCTCCTACACCTCTATTAAATACTGATGTAAGGGTTCTTACATTTGTTTTCTTTGTCTTGCTGTCACCATGCTTTTCATTATGATCATCAGCTTTCTTTTGTAATCCTTTCTTTACTGCTGCACTTACTTTGGTAATAGTCGGAATGTTGTTCTCTAAGAACTCATGATCAAACCATCCTGACTTAGCTTCTTCCCTTTCTATAGCATCTCGTTTTGATTTAGACCATGCAAAGCCTGAGTCTCCACCCCAAAGCAGCCACGCTATCTTACCTGCAGACGGATAGCCTTCTTCTCCTGAGTTGAAACCCTGACCCTGTTTATCTACTTCATGCCTACTGAAGAAACTATACATTCTTTTAATTGTTGATAAGGAGAGGTTCTCTCTAGCTACTAGCTGATTAGCTCTAGCAACTCCTATAGAGGTTCCACCCCTTTTATGCTTTTTTCTGAGTGCCAACCCTCTCTCTGCGTTATTCGCCATAGTTGCAGTTGGCTTAGTGTCTATATCACTTAGAGCTTTAGCAGTGTCTATGTCTTTGCTCATAGATACCCAATCATCAAAGTCTTTATCATCTTCCTCTTCTGCTTCTGCAGGATCATATGTTTCAAGATCTTCTTCTTCTACTGGATCTGCAGGTTCAGGAACATCACCATCACCAAGAGGGAACATATTAGCTGCAACATAAAGACCATCTCCGCCATCTACAGGCTCTAGTCCTATTCTTTCTCTAGCTTCATTCCTTGTCATGATGCCTTCTCTTACAGCACTGGTGACATTCTCATAGATCTTCTTTCTCCTCTCTGAAAGAGCAGGAATAGAATCTACATCAAACTCTAAGCTCAGCCCATCACCAAACATAGGCACTAACCATTCATTCATGTCACTTTGGATCTTAGATAGATAAGGTATGATTGTTTCTTCATACAGAGCTAATCTTGCTTCTGCTACATTTGAATAAGTTTGTGAATCAGGAACTCCTACTAATTGAGAAGGAACACCAAAGCACATAGCAATATCAGTAGCTGATAGATGTTTTAGATTTAAGAAGTCCATATCTTTTGGACTTAGACCCATTTCCTTCCAGTCAAAGTCTCCCTCCAATAGCATTGGTCTACCTGCATTACCTGCACCACTAAATCTGTTGTTTAAGTCTGTTAGAAGTTGTTGCCTTTGTGAATCAGTTAAGTTCATGGCAAACCCTGCATCATCTTGTGGCTTAAATATAACAGCTCCTGATGGTCTAGCTCCGTTAGCTAAAAGGTTTACATTATGCTTTGCCATCATATTATGTTGATCTACCTCTACTGCTGCTGCAGCTAAAGGTGAACAGCCATAGTAATCATCCATAGGATTCCATAGTTTGATATGTTTAAGCTCACTGTAACCATTGTCTTGATCTACATCATAGGTTCCCTGAACTTTGCCATTGATCTTATAAATGTATTTTTCAGGTATAGGGTTTCCACTGCCCTTGATTTCTATCCTGTCAGGTCTAAGTTGATGCAGCTCTCTTGGGGCTCCTCTGTCGCTACCTGTTTTAAGAACATATGTATTACCACTAAGAAGCAGGTATCCATATAGAGATCCAAAGAACTCTGAATAAGACTGCTGAGGATTAGGTCTATTGAGTAGATCTATTAGAGGATGCTGTTCTAATATAGTGTCATTCTTAAATCTAACATTGAAGCCAACTGCTGCAGCTCCTTTTGATATCTCATTAACGCATCTATAGACTATAGCGTTTTTAAGATACCCTTCTTTTGCTAGATCCTGATATTTATAAGCCTTTGGCTCTTCAGTTCCTACACCAAAATAACCCATCATATTTGAGTTCTTGGTTTCATTAGGCTGATTTCTATTTAGCAACCTATCTAAAATGTTTCTATTATCTGCCATATCAACTTATTCTCCAGTTTACATTTCCGCTAGACTTGCTAAGTTCAGTTAAACCCCAAACCAAAGCATCTAGTCTATCAGGAGAGCTTTGTGTATCGCCTGTATAACTACACATCTGCTGTTCTAGCTCAGGGAAAGCACCGACATGATGCACCCTTCTCTGCTCATATAGAGCTGCGATTGGCTCGGCTCTAAGGATCTTACCCCTTGTAGCCCTGACAGATCTATAAGGAACATTTGTATCTATGTTTCTTATCAACCTTTCAACCAAGTCTCCACCATTATTAGTTTCACATATAATTCTATCTGCTTCCCATTCATAAAAAGCATTAACACATATTCTACCCCATTTATCAGCAGTATGTCTGCCTGATAGATCTTCTAGGACATAGAACTCATTATTATAATCCTTACCTACTATCACTATACCAGTCTCATCAGAGTTGTCATTAGCGGTGACAGCAGGATCTACCGCTACTACTATCTTCATTAGATCCCTATCATCATTGATTCTTGCTTCATCTATCATCTTAGAATTCCATAAGGTGCCTTCAAAGTCCTCTATGATCTCTGCATACAGCTCCTGCCTTCCTAGATTGGTGCCTTCATACTTTTCTTTAAGCATGGCTAATGCTGACTCAGCTAGATTAGCTTCATTCTCAAAAGTAGATCCTCTTGTAATATGAACATCATCTCTTTCAATAAGATCTTTAATTAATTTAGTTGGCTTAGGAGTAGTGGTTATTGTGACCTGAGGTTTATCTCCTAATCTAAGACCAAACAAAAGCTGATCAAAGGCTTCAGGATATCTCCATGATGCAACTTCATCACACCATGCTCTATGAAACTGAGGTCCTCTTAATCTCTCAGGTTCTTGAGCTGCAAATCCTATGATCTTAGATCCATTCCATAAACGGATCTCTGAAACTGTTGAGCTATATCCTGCCTGTTCTTTAGATTTAAGGAGACATTCTTTAGGTATGATTGAGAGTAATCCTGATGGACCACCAAAACAAACTCTTCTGAGATCTCCATGAGTGGGAGCTACTACAGCACAATTAACATTAGCATTATCCATTGCATAGATTGCAATATCTTCAGCTCCAGTTCTAGTCTTACCCCATCCTCTACCTGCCAATATAAGCCAAACTAAATAGTCTGTAATAGGTGTAAGCTGCTTCTTCCTAGCAGTTGTCAGCCATTCAGTGTAATGATTCGCTGTCGCTGTTGATGCGGTCTCGTTTAACTCCGTGTAGGAGGTCCATAACTCTTCTGAACGATTCCGCTTCTTTGACAGTGCTGTTGACATTGATGTTCTCCGTGACTTCACCCATAGCAACCTTGCTTAGTTTCTGAGCTACTGTAAGAGCATTACATAGTCCTAATAATTGTTGAGGTGGAAATGGTTTACTTTTCATCTTCAAGGCATCAGTGTTCATCTTAAAGTAATATTCTACTTGCTCAATGATCTCCTGAGACTTGCTTATAAATTTATCATCAAAAGCCTTGCCCTCTTTTACAAGATGCTTAGCTCTCTTCTCATTTAATTGTTCTTGGATCTCTGCTTCAAACTGTTGTCTTAAAGATTTCCATCCTTCAGATCTTGCAGCTCTATATAATGTGGCTGATGCTACATTATGCTTTTTGATCAATTCTTCTATAGTGTAATGTTTTCTATCACCAGTTTCTGTCTCGCAGCCCTGCACAAATTCAGACTTTATTAAAGTTCTCAATTCAGGAGTTAGTTTCTTTTTGGCTGCTTTCTTAGTCATAGATTCTCACATATTATCATTATTTTTCTAAAAAGAACAACATGGAATATATCCCGATTGGACATATGTATTCCAATATGGTATAATGGTATTAAGATCAATAAAAACAGGAGAACATAAAATGACTAGATCTGCACAAAAACTACCCCAATACTGGGTCTACATAGGGGGCTACAGAATGGTCCAAGCTAAAGTAGGTTATAAGTGGGTGAAATATAAGAGTCCAACTTTGGACCAAAACTTTACTAGGATCAGTAGAGCTAAGTGGGACAAGTGCTATATCCGAACTTTAGAAGAAGCTATAGAAATGAACAATGTCTACAATAGAGCCCGTGAATTAGAGATTCCTCTAATCAAGAAAACCAAAATACTTAAGTCCCATCCTACTAGGAAGTTTGGATGGATGTATAAGTCCTATGAGGATCTCAGAGATGAGGTCCTTTCTCATGATATAAGGAGAGCTGCATAATGCCATTAGAAATAGATAAGAACATTCCACTCATTGAGCTATGTGACCCATTGGGTAGAAAGAGTCATAGGCTTAAGATAGATGATATTTATTGGACCTTGCATGATATGGAGATTGGAGATTCTGTTTTGTTTGGATCTCATGCTGCTGCAAACAAGTTTAGATCAAGAGCTCATAATTGGTTAGTTCATGGTTATTGGGATCATCAGTTTGCTTTGAGAGAAGTGAAAGAAGGATGGAGAGTTTGGAGAGTAGAAGATAAACCAAGAGGATCAAGTAAGCCAAGATTCACACTTGACTAATTAGTACAAAGTGGCATAGTAGTAAACCCGTAAAAGAAAGGAGAAAATTATGGAAAAAAAAATAGCCTTCAAGAGAGAAGGAAAAAAACACATGGATCTAGTCTATAGATATCTTGACTTCACCATCACTGACCTTGACCTTTGGTATGTGGTTTATAAAGGAGATGAATATATAGGTCGTAATTCAAGCCTTAAAAAGTGCAAAGAATATGTGAGGTCCTTATGTCAATAGAGTGTCTCAATCAAGCTCTTAAGATGGAGTTCAAAGGTCAAACACCAACCAAAAGATTAATCCTAATCTTGTTAGCAAATTATTGTGATGACAAAAATTCTTGTTATCCATCATATAAACATATAGCCAAACTTGCAGGTCTTAAAGATACAAAGCACATTGCAAACATCATTAAAGAATTTGAGCAGTTAGGTCTACTTAGTATTGAACATAGAAAGACAAAAGAGGGGGGACATACATCAAACAGGTATCATCTCACCCTTAGGGCTACAGCACCCTTAGGGGCTTCAGGAGAGGAGGTAGTAGGTCCTGACACCCATAGCCCCCCTGTCACCACCCCCTCCAATACTAAAGAGGATACAAAAGAAGAAACTAAAGATCTTAATAAGGGTGATGGCACTTCTTATGATCATGAAAAAGATAACTTAAGATGTTTGTTTGGTGACTTTTATGTTCTTTACCCTCGTAAGATTGGTAGACATATGGCTGAGAAATCTTATGAGAAAGAGTGCAAGTCATATGACCCCCGTAAGATGAATGAGATGGCTAAGAGATTTATGTATCTATGCAAAGCTGAGAAAAGGGAAACTCAATTTATTCCCCATCCTGCTACATGGTTAAATCAGAAGAGGTATCTTGACATGGAAAACAATGAACATAAAATCAAAAAGAATACATTAAATAAAATAGCAGGATAAATAAAATGATAGACATAAGTCAGAAACTTGCAGAAGCAGGTATCAACCCTAAACACTTAGGAGATGGTAATCAGAAACTTAAGTGCCCCCAATGTCAGCCACCCCATAACCCAAGAGATAATCCTTTATCAGTGACCATTGAAGGCAACACTGTTGTATGGAAATGTCATCATTGTGAATGGACTGGCGGATCAGGAGATGGATCTAATACCTTCAGAAGAAATGAATGGGTAAGACCTAAGGTTCCTGAGAATCCGATTCAGGATAATTTTGTAGCAGACTATTTTCAAAAGAGAGGGATCTCTAAAAAGGTTATAGATGCCTTTAAGATCTACAATGAAAATAACTGGATTGCTTTTCCTTACTTTGATAAAGATGGGACCATTGCCAATGTTAAATATAGGACCACTAACAAAGAATTTAGACAGGCTGCCAAAGCTAAAAAGATCTTATATAACTATGAGAACATTCATGATCAGGAAGAGGTAATCTTTGTTGAGGGTGAAATGGATTGCTTGTCATTAGCTCAAGTTGGATTTAAGAATGTCACCACTCTAAGTGATGGAGCATCTTCAACAGTTTCTACAGATCCTAATGATTCAAGATTTAAAGGTTTAGGTAATTCACCAATAGTTGCAGATAAGGTTATTTTATTTTGTGATGATGATGAAGCAGGTAGAGCTCTCAAAGAATCTCTTTTGTATAGAGTTGGCAAAGATAAAGCATGGTATATAAACCTGAGTAAGTATGGTGATTGTAAAGATGCTAATGATGTCTTATGCAAACATGGAGAACAGGCTTTAAAAGATCTTGTTGATGGAGCTATACCATATCCAGTTGAGGGACTATATAAGGCTAGTGATTATTCTAATGAGATTATGGACCTTTATGAGGGTAGATATGTTAAGCCTATAGAGATTGGAATGGAGGGCTTAGATGAGATCTACAAGATTCAGAAGGGCACTTTCCACTGTATTACTGGGATCCCGAATCATGGTAAGTCTTTAATGCTTTCTAGTATCTTAATAAAACTTGCAGAGAAACATGGGTGGAGATTTTGTGTTTTTTCACCTGAGCACTCTACAGCAATGCACATAAGAAGATTATTGCAGCTCTACATAGGAAAAGGTTTTGATGAAACCCTTAATGAAAGAATGACTCCTGAGGATGTCATTAGAGGTATGAAGTTTATTGATGAGCATTTCTACTTTATAGAAACAAGAGATGCTATACCTTCAGTAGATCTAATCATGAAAACTGCTAAAAACTTTGTCTATAAGTATGGTGCTGCAGCTCAGGGAGTTGGGCTAGTGATAGATCCATATAATGAAGTAGATGCTAACAGGAAGCAGGGTAAGAGAGAAGATGAGCACATAAGAGACTTTATATCAGAATGTAAGAAGTTCTGTAGGATGCACAATGCTGTAGTTTGGTGTGTAGCTCATCCAACTAAATTACCAAGAGAAACCAATGGTGGATATTCGCCACCTGACAGCTATTCAATATCAGGATCTAGTCACTGGTCTAACATGGCTGATTGTATTCTGACAGTTCATAGAGACTTTGATGCAGGATCTACTTCTATCCTGACTCGTAAGATTAGAGAACAGGACCTATATGGAAAGATTGGTGAAGCCAAATTTCAATATGACTTTAGGACTTATAACTTTAAAAAGTATGAAGATATATATGACAGCTATGATGACTGGTCTAAATAGAAGTCATTAGGAGAAACAGCACCTTCCGTATAATCATGAATAGCCAACATTTCAGATTTGCGGGGGATGCGTTTTGCAATTACATACTTACTCAATCCGCCTTGACTTAGTTTGTGTCCAGTAGATTTCTCTAATTGCATAATAAACTCATTTTGAGTGATCTTATTTTCTTGGAGATATTGTTTTAATTTCATATGTAATTATTCCGTTATGAACTTGCATTATATGACATAGCGGGTTAAAATTCAACTTACATCTAATGAAAACCATCTAATGAGGAGATAAAATGATGACTAATGATCCATTCGCAAGATTTGAAATAGAGCACCTAAGCTCTCAATCAATAAACCTTTTTTTAACTAACTTACCACTCTTTATAATTCGTTACTTATACAAGTATAAGAACCCAACTAATGCAGCCATGATCAGAGGATCTCTGACAGATAAATTTATTGGATCTGCGTTGAGATATCAATGGGATGTGGACCTTAAATCATGGGAGAGAACTGCCCCTAATTACTCTGTAAAAGATCTACAAGAGAGAGCTAATAAATATTTTGATGCAGAGATTGATGATGAAAACTTTGAGGATACGCCTGAGAAGATTCAGACTGAGAAAGATAATCTAAATAAATATATAGAGTTGGGCGTTCCGTTTTATAGATCTCTTGGAGATCCAGTATCTTATCAAAAGAAAGTCAGCTTAGACTTTGATGAACTCAGTATTCCGATTATTGGATACCTTGATTTAGAATTTGAAGATCAGGTCAGGGATATAAAAACAACAGCAAGGAGACCTGCAAAGCTCCCTGAACCAGTCAGCCGACAGTTAGCTATATATGCTGCTGCAACTGAAAAGACTAAGGCGGTGGCAGACTACCTCTTAGTCTCTAAAACTAAGGCAGAGGTTATCACTTTAGAATGTGATGATCTAAACCTTAGACTTGATGAAGTGTATAGAGTCTCATTAGCAATGATGAACCTCTTACATAACAATGATATTAACTCTTTATGTAGCCAATGCTTTCCCGACTTCTCGGACTGGAGATGGGACTTGCCATCAATTCAGGTTGCAAAAGAACTATGGAGAATAAAATGATGAATGAATTGACCTATGCGGAAGTGTGGAAAAAACTAAGCACTATAAAATGTGAGAATGTAGATAAGAAGGGTAAGTTTACCTATATGAGTTGGGGGGTTGCATGGCTAGAGCTAATGAAAGTATATCCCTTTGCTACATATGAATTTCTTGATGAGACTTATGAAGAGAATGGAACCTGCATGGTCCATTGCATAGTCAAGATAGGCAGCTTAGAAAGGTATATGTGGCTCCCTATAATGGACTTTAATAATAACAGTGTTAAGAACGCTACAAGCAGACAGATATCTGATGGCAGAATGAGAGCACTTGTTAAGGCTATAGCAATGTTTGGTCTAGGACATAATATCTTTTCCAATAAAGACTCTTCAGTCTATGGTGAAGATCTACCTGATGAAACTAAAGATGCAGCAGAAGCAACTGTAGTTGAAGAGATCTACACTTATACATTCACTAAGACTGGGGGTGAGGTTATAGGAGCTGATGATCCTTTAGATTATCTAAACCTAATAGCACCAAGCCTTAAACAGCCTAACAATGTGCTTCATAAGAAATGTTTTGTAGAGAACTTTGATGCCATTAAGTTTGCTTCTCAATATGCTGATGAAGCAACTAAAGCTAGATATGAAACATTGATTTCAATGTACAAGCAGGAACCTGATGAAAGCAGTTCCTGAGTGTCTTAAGGGTAAACCTAAGCACAAATTAAGTGTCACTGATTGTGTCTACCTATGCCTTAGGAAAGGTAGATACATGATGTTTCATGAGATCAAAGAAATGATCACAAGCAATACTGGTAAGTTCTATGGAGAAGCTACCATATCTGCTGCTATCAGAGATCTCAGAAATGAAGAGCCAAGAATAAGGTATGAGCTACACCCTTATAATGAAGTTGTAGTAAAGAGAAGAAGAGCCAATAGCAAAGGCTATGAATATAAATTGATACTAGGAGAAAATAATGCAATTTGAAAAAAAAGAACTGAAAGGAAGAATGTGGAAAGAGACAAATAGTAAAGTCCTTTTCAAAGGTCCTATTTACATTGAAGGTAAAGATCAATATTTTACAATGATCAGCACTCAAGTAAATGGACAGGAGAAGATTGAGCTACTGCAAAGTGTAGGACTCATCTATAGAAAGGATGATCAGAGCAGGGAGAACGCCCCTGATCTAGGTGGACCTATTACTGCTATGACTGCTGAAGGATCTAAGTCATTTAAGTATGGAGCATGGGAACAAGCTAATCCTGATACTGGAGATATAAGCCTTAGTTGTGGCTTATTGATACCGCAAGATCAAAATGGATCTGCAGAGATTGCTCCAAAAGATGAGATAGTCCCACCAAATACAGCAGTCCTTTCTGATGATGATATTCCTTTTTGAGGTGCAGTATGAAACTTAAATTTAATTCAAGTAAACCTAATACAGCTACAGTTCAATTCAGGATAGATCCTGACAGTAAAAAGAAGCTGACTGCACTTAGGAACTATTATGGTGTCACTACAGGTGTGCTGATTAAAGAGATGATTATAGAGTCCTATAAGTCTATCTTGCCATCAGAAAGACCTAAAGATCCTAATAGCGTATAAACATAAGGGGTGGAAACGCCCCTTTTTTTATGTAGGATAGATCTATGGCTAAAAGATTTGTAGATAAAGAACACTTAAAATGGGTTACTAAACTACCTTGCACAATATGCAAAGCAGGATTTCTAACGCACTCTAAAGCAATACAAGCTCATCACCTTCTAAGACCATCAACAGGTCCTAGACAAGGCGTTAAAAGCTCAGATAAAGAGGTTATTCCTCTTTGTTATTATCATCACTCTCTTCTACATACCAAGCATGGAACTGAAGCAAACTTTTTTAGACATTATGGTATGCCTGAAGATTTTGGGATCAACTATGCAAAAGAACTATGGGAAAGAAAGACCTATATAGATGATGAGGATAGTGAGCTACCTTTTTAGATATGACATATTGGGTTGACTTGTATCCCGTTTTGAACTAATATGGACTCATCAATAAATTATAGGAACATAAAATGATGAAAAAAATAATAAACGCACACGGAAAGATCAACTCTTTTGGAGCTATATCTTTTGAAGCTGCCACTATCAATTATAGAGAGTCTGTAGGACCTTGTGATTGTGGTGGATCTATATCTTTAGATACCCAAACTAACACTGATGGATATCAGGATTGGGAAGAACTAGAGTGCACTCAATGCCATAACCCCTCTGCTAATCTTGCAGACTTTGCTATTAACTATATACCTCCTTCTGATGCCTTTGGTGACTACAGGAAGGAGAAGATATGGTTAAAGTCTAAGGACTATGTGGAAATGTCTCAAGGTATGACTAGCATGGATTGGGATCAATCTGTCAAAGGTCAGAGCTTTGAAGAACTAGCTGCCCGTGAGTTAGGCTTTACAGGAGAAGAATAATGAAACTAGAAATAATCACTCACCCTAAATATCTTGGTAATGCTTATGTCATTGAGACTATAGATGGTCTTGCTGAGTGCCTTTGGTGTGCTCCTAGATTTAAAGATGGAACTGTTGATGATCATAACTGGTGCATAGTTGAAGATGAGTATGTCTTTGAAAATGTCACTGGATGGAATGAGGTAGAAGTCATTGACAGGATTGATCTACAGGACTTTCTGCATAGAGTTAATTTTCACAATGGAGAGCTGTAATGAATATTAAAGATCTACTTTTAAAAAGAGTAAGAGTTATCAATACAACTATTTTTGGTCTATGTATGGGTCAAAGAGAAAATGGAATGGTCGTAGTTCAAGATGAAGAAACTCATGAGATTGTTGACTATCCATTACATAAACTAGAAAGAGCATATGACAAATTTTAAGGAGAAAAATATGCGTAAATTATATGATCAAGTAATGCCAAAACTTATGAAAAAATATGGCTTCAATGAAAGGACTGATATCTTTAAGATCATGAATAATATGATCACGGATCCTGAAGATCTTAAATCCTTCAAACTTGCTTTTAAATATCCTAATGGAAAGCCTAATCAAAGCAATGATATATCAACTACATTTCAAGGAGGAAAGTAATGAGTAAAACAAAAACCCAAACTTCTATGAGGTTAAATCAAATAACCTTAAATCAACTACGCTTTATAAGAGAAGCTACTGGATGTTCAATGTCAGTAATCTTAGAAGGCATCATAAATGACTACACACAAGCTCATCTAAGCCGATTAGAGAGCCTTAATGAAAGAAGGCAGCTCATAGCATCAGAGCAACATCACACGCAGGACAACATCACTGAGTATGAGAATGAGTTAGAGGAGATGTTTCATGTCTAAGTTATTTAGAGACTGGTATGAGAAATGTACTGCAGATTATGATAGTCTTTCTAAGGAAGAAAAAGCAGAGTTTCAGACATGGGTTGAAGAACAAGGTCAGGATGAACCTGATCATGAGGGGGAAAATGATGGAGAGTATAGTAATGTATGAATTTCAGTATGAGGACAAGCTGACTTATGAAGCCAATTTTAACAGGTGGTTATATGAAGCTAGGAAAGAAAGGAGACAATATAATGATGACTTTCTTGAAATAGATGAAGGAGAGTTAATCTTCAGAAAAATGTATGGTTTTAAAGAGATACAAAAAAGGGTCTTTGGTTAAGATCCTTTTTCTTTAGCTTTGATCTCTGAGGAGTACATGATGTTTAATCCCGCAAGGGTGCATAATCTTTGCTTCTCATCCTTTCCTTTATCTGTAAGCTCATGCAATTCATCAATCATGATCACATAACCTTCTTTAACAAGCTCACTTAGAACCTCTGATGGCAGAGAGTCTCTGAACATTATAGAAAGTAAACCACCTAGTCTTTTTGTTTGAGTTTTACTTAAAGCCATTCTTAATCCATTTATAAAATTTTCTTAAATCTGCATCTAGTCCTTCTAACATCTCTTTTAAATCTTTGAAACCATCAGACATTTTACTTTCCTTATGTTCAAAGATCCTTCCATAATTTTGATTGTAGGCTTTATGATTTTCATTTCTTCTTCTATCACCCTTACCGCCTTCCCATTGCTTAGATATGATGCTTCTCCTTTGATTCACATATTAAACAAAACAAAAAGTCCTGCTTTTCTTTCACTAATCTTTGTAATATTTCCAACTCTTGTTCTGTCTTTTGTATCTTTTCCATAATCTGCAGATCTACTTTTTCTAAACCTGAGTCCAATCTTTACCTTCAAACAACAATGCTTCAGCTTCACGCCTTCTAATAAGCCCTTCAAGAACCTTACCACCTGCTTTATTCCATCTTTTAAATTGTGCAGGAACGCCATCAATATCACCTGAATTAAGAACCTTGAGCAGAGTAGAAGCCTTTAAGTTTGATGGACCTAAATTAAATACCCATGCTACCAAAGCATCAAACTGATACTGATGAAGATGTACTTCTACTAGGCTATCTATGTAGCCTTCATACTCTTCCATCTCATGTAATAGTAGTGCTTCTGCTTCTTCCATTGAGATCTTAGCACCTACTGGAATTGCTTTACCATTTAACTTGGTGGATCCATAACCGATTGTAGAAACATTAGCAGCACAAAAATACTGATGAGCCATGCCATCTTTTTGAGGGCATCCTTCAAATTTCTTAATTAATGATAGTCCTTCTTTAGATATGTTCATCTTAGTAGCTCCCCCAAATTTTAACTTTTTTACCGCCATAGTATTCAACTGCATGACCTTCTTTAATAAGGGTCTTACAAATATCAACACCATCTTCTGTATAAATCTCACCTAATATTCTTCCATATTTTCCTTTGCCATGAGATCTAAGAATTATCTTATCTCCGCAAAGTTCCTTTAATCTTTCTTTAGCAGCTAGACCTAGCTTCTTTTCTTCAAGATCTCTAGTCCTAGATTCAGGGGTATCTATACCAATCAATCTTACTCTCTGCTTATGGAGCTTGACTGAGTAGCCTAGATCTATATGAACATCCAAAGTGTCACCATCCACAATGCGGTCTACATCACAATAATAATTAAAAGGCTCTACATTTTTACTCATATTTATCCTATAAAAAAAGGTGCATCTGCACCCCCCCTAGTATTTACTATTTCTTGGCTTGACCAATATTGACTGCAGCGATTTCTAAAATCTTATACAGCTTCCCTATCAATTTATCATCCTTTGGCGTTGGCGTGATGCTACAAATAATACTAGCAGCAGCAATAACTCCAGTGATAATACCTAGCCATTCTCCTATAAATCCAAACATAATTGTCTCCTGTATTGGTTAATGGAACTCTAAATATAACAAAATTCTAGTCCTTTGTGGAATTTTCAGACTCTTTTTTATCATCATCATATTCTCTATAGAACTCTACTATCCCAAGAACATCCCTTAGATAACGCTTCAATTCAGCCATGTTCATTGATAAATTTTCATAATCCTTAGAGGTCAATGAATAGTATGCGGTGGGTGGTGCTGAGCCACTCTCTAAATCATTAAGATATTGTTCCATGATCTCAGGGGTTAAAATTTCCCAATCAATGTCCACCAACTGCACTTCTAGGGGGAGAGGGGGGTGATACATTGGAGGAGACTCAGCGATTGTTACAACTTCAACGGGTCTTGTCTGACTGGGTATCATAGAACATCCAGTAGTCAATATAACTAAACTAACTATTATTAGATTCTTCATCTTCCGTTTCATCAAATTGTGTAGGGTCAGTAAGCTCTATGAGCTCTTCTTTAACTTTTTTAGTACCTTTGTTGACTATCTTTTGTATCAATGCAGGTTTAGCAAGTGCAAGATTATCTAAATCATGCTTTGCAAAGGTTGATCTTAATTTGTTTACCTCTCTCTGAGACTCTAAGTTCTGTTTAGAGAGTTTATTTACTTGTGCTTGAGTTTGCTCTGCCTTTGCTAAATGAGCTTTTATTGCTTCATTCTGTTGCTGTATGGAGTTTTCTAAGGCTATGGCATTGGCTTTTAGTGTGGAAATATTGTCTTGTAGTCTATCTATATACCACGCAGATCCTGATCCAACTAAAATCAAGAGTACAAGTAAGACTGCTGCAGCTTTAAATCCCATTACTACAGTATATCAAGTATTAATCCTTTTTGGTATATGGTCAAATAACTGTAAAGATCTTCAAAGGTTTACTCTTGCCTTTTACTGCTATTGGGACTAATTCTTTTAGATCCATTCCGCTTTTCTCTGCAGTGACATCACCTATTAAAAGACTA